TTCAATCTCTGAGTAAGATTTAATTCCACTATTTAGTAATCTTCTTTTACCATAACCAGTTCTAGTTGTAGTATTAAGAACGATTGGTGAATTATATTTGGATGCACGATCTGCGAGCATTCCATCTGTTGTTGTTTGTGTAAGATAATCAGGGAATAAGTTTTGACCTAAACCTGTTAACAAGTAATCCTGTAATCTTTGTTGATAGAAATCTGAACGTTGTTTTTGAATAGTTCTCAAATACTTCATTGTTTCAATATCAACACCATTTCTACCACCTTCCAATCCTCCAGGTTCAACGATACCAACGTTCATTGTACGTAAGTGTAAATGAGGTATCATCTCAAAATAAGCTGTCTGTATCAAATATGGACTTATATAATCATTAACCAATGTTAATTCATTGTTGTTGAATGTATTACCTGTTGAATTTACTTGAGATAACAAATGATTATAGAATCTTGTTCCCAATAAATTTTGTAAATGAATATCCTGAGCAATACCGATTTCAGCTCTAATTGCTTGAACGTCAACATTCTTATTGATATTCGTGAATGCCTTAATCTTATTTTCTGATATTAATAGTACGTTAGCCATATTATTGTTGTGTTGGTTGAATTGGTTTATCTTCTACTATTGGTTGTTCAATAACATCACCAACTTCATATATTGATAGAGGTTTAATTTCAAATGACGTAGGTCTTTGAGATTTAATACTTACCAACTTATCAAATGTTGATAATAGTTCTTTTTGGTATGGCATAATAACCATTTTACGGAAGTATTCAGAATGGTCTATAATTTCGTTTCTAGACCCTAATTTACCTGCGGTGGATATACCATATAGTTCACCACTAGAAACTCTGTGTGCGGACAGTATACTACGTAATATGTCATCATATATTGATTGGTAATAACCATCTGAAGATGCTGCAGGAATTTGTGTGATTTGTGGTGCCAATTCAGGACTTTCGTTGAAAGAGATAATTGGTCTACCTGCGTTATTAACTGAGGTATATTGTTCTTCTAAAGCTCTTGTGATTATACGTTGCTCCTCTTCTCCTGGAATACCATTGTTCATAGATATGAAAAGGGATGGTAACATTCCGTTCTTTAAGTTATTGGAGTGGAATTCTTTTATGTTTACATCAATTTCAATAGCAGCAAGACCACCAGAATAATCTGGGTGAGGGTAATAGGAGTTATTTGGACTGTACTGTTTATAATAAAAAACTTGAGATGGTTCACCATCTTCTTGATTGAATGTATCATATTCTTCAACGGGGAATTTTTTGATATTTGTCCAATCAGCTGAGTAGTAATATTTTTCAATTTCATCTGTTTCGTGGTTAATTTTACCACATCTAATTCTTGAGAAGTCTAGGTGGTACATTTCGGCAATAGTAGTTCTATCACGAGACCAAATCACATTTAATGCATAACCCCCAAATAGTAAAAGGTCTAGTGCACATTTTCTGTACACATCCATTACATTATCTTTTGGGTTGATTAAGTTTACTGTAGCCATTGGATTGTTTAATGAAACAATTCCATCACCACATATTTGTTCACGTTTTGAAGTGATTATCGCTTTGTGTATTGCACAGTTATTATATCTTGAGATTAGATATTGTGGCATTTGATTGTTCTCTCCGTATAGGACCCAAGGTCTTCTATCAAATAATTCGGAGAAAATAGGTAAGAATGGTTCTTGTCTAAAGTTCATTCTACCCAATTGATATTTTTGTTTTTCTTCACTCATAGTTAATCTTGTATATATATAAAGTTGGAGTTATCTTCGTCAGCAGATATATATTCAACAAACGAATTATCTTCAGTAGTTCCTTCTAATCTTACCATACCAGTATAAACTAATTGAGTTACATCACCAAATATTTGTAATTGGTATTGTCCCTCGTAATTTAAGTCTTGACCAGCATTTTGAAAATTTAAAATAATCTCACAATATCTATCGTTTGACGCATAAACTTGTGTATTAGATGTACTAATGGTATAACTTTTTATCTCTTGAGATAAAACGTTTGTAAAGGTTAATGTATAACCAGTATAATCTGTTCTTGAATTATTATTGATATTCAACACTAATTCATTCTGTATTCCTTTTTGGAGTATAAGCATAGTTAATACCGTATATAGTTAAATATAAATAATTTTGATTTGAATTGGTAGCAACAAAAAAAAGGGTGGAAGCCCACCCTCTTTTAGATAGAATATATAGATAATTTACACCAAGAAAGATGTAAGATTAACCTGAAATTGTAGCTCCTGCAAATACAGTAGCTAACGCACCAGTGATAACTCTCGCTGGTTCAGCTTCTTGCGCTTGGAAAGTTAAGCTAAAACCATTTTTGTCACCAAGTGCTTGACCTGAAGTCGCATCACCTGCTGATAAGAATGAAAAGTTAACTTGACCAATTAAATATTGAACATCATTTTGGTCAATTGCAACAATTTGTAAAGTATCATTTTGAGATAATACTTTTAACTTATCTCTTTTATCAGTATCATACTTGTAAAGAGAAATAGTTAATTCTTGAGTAAAGAAAACGGTTCCGTTCTCATAACTCTTATTTAATGTTTGAGTAAGAGATGAAACTCCTCTTTTTAATTCAAAACCGTATAAGGTAGTACCAGAAGTTGATGTGGCTCCAGTAACTGCACCGGCAGCATTATATGTGTAACCGGTTACTTCTGCAGTTGCACTTCCACCAACTATGTAGACTTTTTTAATACCACCAATACTATCTGAACATCCAAGAGCTTCACCACTAGATATAAAACAAGGCATATTTTTAAGATTTAATTTTTTTGTTTATTTTTTAAATAAGGGGCCTTTCACCCCTTTGGTTTTTTACATCTTTATAATAACTATGCGATGTTGTTAGTTGCGAAATAGTTAACTCCTGCGAATCTAACTAAAGCAGCACCGTAATTGTAGTTACTTCTGATACGAATTTCATCGTTATCACGAGACCACCAAAGATCAATTTTTTCATCTTGACTTAAGGCATCAAAACCTACTACGAAATAATCAGCTGGTCCGATAACTACTTTACCTGATCCGCTTAAACCTAATGTAGGATAAACTTTTACAGTTGAGTTTGGATGTACTGCGAAAGCGTTTGCTTCACCACCAATTACTGTAGAGTTACCAATGTAATTAACGAAGAAGTTAGCTTTAGTTAAAGCAGTAACATATAAACGATAGTTAGCGTATGACATAAACACTACTAAATTTTCAATAGCTTGTGCGTTATCATCTAAAACAGAGATTAATTTATCTACCTCAGTGATAGGATTTCCCGCTGTACCATAAGCCACAGTTGAAGAGAATGTAGTACCAGTTGAGTTAGCAACACTAGTTGCTCCTGTTACGATTAATGCGTTGAAACCTTGGAAACAGTCACCACCTGCTGTGGTTGCTTGCCATAATTTTTGTTCAATTCTTTGTTGAATTTTCTTTACATATAAATCAGCAATTTCCAATTCGAATGGTACACTTTCTTCAGTTTGACCTTTTGTTAAAAGTAATGACTGATAAGTTGAATACAATTGATCTGGACATAATGCCTCATTTACTCTCTCTGGACAAACCGTTAATGAGATTTGAGAGAAAGTTGTTGTACCTGATGGAGACCATCCACAAGCTCCTGCTTGAAACGCTGGACTGTTGTCCATAATTTGAATTTGCTGAGTACCTTTGATACCTAGCTTTACATTTGCTACTTTAGCTGTTGTACCACCTACTAATGCTTTCATCATCAACTCAGTTGATGTTTGATCAGTAAAGCCAGTGATAGAACTTACTACGTAACTAAAATCTTCTTTTGAATAATTTTTCATTTAATATTTAATTTTTGTTTTTTTATTTGTTATTTTTTCTTAAATTCATTATTGCTGCAATTCTTGCATCATCTGAATTTACTTCTTTATTGAAATCAACCTTACCGTCAGAAATTTTCTTTCCCGCTGGTTGTTTTTTGAAAGCTTCAAAATCTGATTGAACAGATTCCATTTTCTCTTTCATTTTTTTCATTCCTTCTGCTAAAGATTTAATTTCTTCTAACACAGGAATAATTGCTTCAACGATAGCTGCTACGACTGGTTCAGCAATTGGAGCTACTTCAGCGGGTACTTCTACCTCAACTGATTCTTCTTCCATATCGTGGTCAGCCATTGGATACATATCTCCCATCTCTGATTTTTCTATCTTAACGATAATACCGTCAGTTGTTTGTACTTTCATACCACCTTCAATATCGTGGACACCATCTGGTGCTGGAACTTCTCCATCTGCAGTAACAACCATAACTTTAGCACCCTCTATAAGAGAATCACCTTCAACTTTGATTTGTGTACCATCAACTAATTTAGCATCTAAGAAACTTTCTGACTTGATAAAACCGAATTTTACCATAAGACTCTTAATTTCTTGGATAGCCGTTTTTGGATTTGACATAATCTACTTTGTTTATTTTTGTTTATTTGTTTATAATCTATATTGTTAAATATAAAATTCTATATATATTCTCAAAATTTCTTTAGTATCTCAGCAACTTCTTTAAGGAACATCTCTTCTCTACAGAATTGTGCCACCTCTTCAAAGTAACCTGATACAGAAAACCCATTGAGTTCTTTGTTCTTTATTTTATTCCAAACCTCGTCATTCTTTACTTTCATTGATACAAACCAAGTTCCAATTGGAAGTTCATTAAATCCATACTTATTAGATTTATCTTCCATATCTTCCTTAATCCAACTCTCAATAACATATACATCTGACGCAGCTTTACCATTGTGTTCGGTATCATTGTTATCAATGTATTTGTTTCTCATATACTTCTCAGAAATCATACGGATTGTCTCAGCACTAAAGAATACTTGGTATGGATTACCTTTACCATCTTTACGGAATATCTTTTGGTCAGGAATCATTGCAGGTCCAATAACAATTTTCTTATCTTCTGAATCAATTGCAAAGTTTTGTTTTGACATCTTTTCTTTTTCAATTGAGTTTATCTTAGACTGAGCCCAAGACATAGCAGACTTACCACCCCAACTGTCATACATTAATTTACCACAACCATCACCATATCCTGTTGAACTTTCTAAATCAACTTCGTGTCTTGATAGGTAACTATACATACGTTTGATTGTATCTTCTGATATAGGTTCACCGTTAGCAAGTTGATTAGCACGTTGTTTTCCTACATCTGTTCCACAATCACCCCATCCATTTTCCTCAACATATTTTAATACCGCCTGTGCATTGTTCTTAACACTATCAGGATAATCAGAATATGATTCAAATTCTATTTTATTATCATATCCACATTTGTTACACATATATGGTTCATCTCCACCATCTTCCATATCCCAACTATGTCCACATTTTTCACATTTAATCTTTCTAATACCCTCATCAACAAATGGTGGAAGAACATTGTCATAACCCATATCTTCTTTTAGGTATTCTTTAATCTTATCGATATGTCCATCCATATAAGACACATCGTGAACCATTCCACTAATCTTATCTATTTCAGAAATAATATCTTTAAAATCATCAACTAATATTACTGCTTCATCGTATTGATGTTGTGTTGCACTCTCCGCTTTAATTACCTCATCTTCAATTCTGAATACATTATCAGCAACTTGTGCGGCACTTCTAATCATTCCTTTGGTATCCTCATCATTATCCATAGATATAAGATGTTCAAAGGTTGCTTGTGCTCCTGGACATATTTGGAAAAACCTTGTATGGTATCCATATACGTTTACATTTGGTGGAACAATTTCCATCTTTTCTTTTGATAATCCCAAGTTTCTAATT